TGAAAGCATCGTTTAGGTCATCAAATTTTGAGGTTTTCATGTAATTGTACCACTGAATCCAAAGTCATCACCCATCGGAATAACTGCACTGTCAACACCGTCTCCATCTGAAGTATTAGTGTAATCAATGCCTTTAATGTCTGTTCCTCTAACGTGTGATGTAGCGAGTGTAGAATCTTTTCCTCTCTGAACAGTAATTTTACTGGTGGATGAGGAAATAGATTTTACTAACATCTCTTCATTATCTATAACAATGTAGAATTCATCCTTAATATTTGTCGTATCATCAACCGTAAATGTTTTCTGTGTTGCATCAATATCCTCAGCTAGATTAGTAACTACATCACCTGTGTAATCCTTGATCGCTCTCGGTTTAATAGAGTATGTAACATCTCTCTCTGTGCTTCTTGCACCACCAGCGAGATAACGAACAGATACACCTTTGATAATATCTGTAGTAGCAGAAGAAACTGGGCCAAACAGGTATGTCTTTGCGGTAAACCTTAATGTATAATATAAAACTCTTCTTGATGTAAAGTCTCCCTCATATTCATCTTGAAAAGAAACGTTCTCTAACACAACCGGTATATCTCTCTTTTCGTTTATTTCTGATACAAGATTGACTGTTAAATTATATGATGGTTGAAAGAATGGTAATATCTGTTCTACAATTTGAAGAGCATCATCATTTAACTTACACATAATGTTCAATTCAAATTGCATGTTATAAGGAACAGGCATGAATACCTTTTTAGTTGTAGTTTCTGTGTCTGGATCTTTGACTGTTATCTGTTGTGTCGTTGTTACCTTTCTTGTTGGATCATATGTCAAACCAGTAAACTCAAATGACATTCTGGGTAATGTCATCGCGACTGATTTATTTAAATTTGGTGATTGTTCTAATCTAGCTAAAAATTTACCAATAGGCCCATATGCAAGTGGGACTTTGCTTACTGATTTATTTCCATCCGAATCAGTGTGCTTAATTGAGATGTCATTAAACAACGTACCAAAAGAGATAATTGTCTTTCTAAATATTTCGTTGTAAAAATACTCAAACATTTTTGCACCTATACCCAGTTATTTATGGTTGTCCAAAGGGATTACCCTCTGAGAAGTCTAATATTGCATCTGCCTCAGTTTCAAATCCATCATTGTCACCAAATCCATCATCAAAATTAGTAAGATCTATCAATCTTATGGTATGAACTGCATTAGAAGATCCACCAGTGATTGTTTCTTTTCTAAGGAATACTCCCTCTACATTTGATATCTTAAGTTCACTTGTAACACTGTTCCAATCTCTGACTCTTGCAGTTGCACCACTTGTTCCACCAGTGATTATTTCATTGAACTGGAAGTTGCCAACTGCGTCACTAGCTGCAGGAGGTGCAATAGCAATTGTTGGAGGTGTTGTGTAACCAGCACCAGCGTTAGTGATATGAATTGCACTAATTGTTCCAGCAGTGGAAACGATTGCAGTTGCAGCAGCAGAAACAGTTGATAATCCTGTAAATGTAATTGTGGGTGTAGTTGTATATCCAGAACCACCACCAGTTATTGTTACGATACCAATCGTTCCGTTTGCCATATTTGCGGTGGCTGCAGCACCCACGCCATTTCCACCGAATATTTGTATGTCAGGGCCTGTTGTATATCCTGATCCGGGATTGACCAAATTGATACTTTGAACTACACTTGCTTTTTGATTTAATGGATCAGCAGCACCGGTACATACAACGATGCCACCACGAAGATTTGCAGTTGCGATACCAGTCACACCACCTGTTGGTGCAGATGATATTGCTACTCTTGGAGCGAACGTATATTTTCTACCACGATTTGTTATATCGATAAATTGAATACCACCATTAACAACTGTGGTAACAGCAGACGCACTTGATGCCGTTCCAACTAAAGTAAGGACTTGTGTTCCACCGATAATAAAATCCTCACCATCTACACCTTCTGTTGCTGCAAGTGTGTCATCAATCTCATCAACACCAGTATCGATAACTTCATCCTCATACTGGAAGAGTTCACAACGAAGAGTATAAACGTAATTTTTCTTCAACTGATAAAATGGTTGTTCATGTTCAACGTATTTAATTTCAAACAAACGATCACCTAATGGGAAATAAATTAAATCACCTTCTTTTGGTCTTGTTGACAATCTTACATTCTCCTCATTTTTCATTAGAGGTGAGATATAAGTTTCAAATCTATCTCTTGATATCGTCAGTGTGAGCTCATTAGTCGCCTGAATACCGAACTTTGATAAAAGTGTCGGATTCTCTCCATATCCGTCGAAAGATTCAACGTAAGCCTCAATAGGATACGCATCATCAAACTTAGATTCAATGACCTCTTTAATAATTGTATTACTATTCGCATATTTTCTTGGCATATAATGAACATTCACTCCATAGATTTGAAGTTGTTCATTTATAAG